TGCTCCAACCTCCATCCATTCGTGATCCTGTACTGAGACCGTTACAGATGGTTTATGCTCACACCAATGACGCTGATACATCAACCATGTCTCTAGCTGTTGAATGGCTGTAACATCCTTACGTAGCACGGCTCCTTTTGGTGACTTCTGTGGGAAGCTAAACACTGAAGTAGTCTCTGGCTTCATCACACAAGGCTCACTAGGCACTCCTTGATCCTTCATAAACTGTGTGAGAGGATCTTTGTTGTCGCCACGTACAGTCCTGATATAATACTCAGAGTGCCGTGTGTGAATACCAGATGCACTATCAACAAGCTGTGATACAGTGCCACTTGGCTTGACACAAGTTATGGCGGCAGAGACAGGCACACCTAACGTGAAGGCCCACTCCTTGTTGGTCTTAATAGCTACCTGCTTTAGATGCTCAAGTGTTTTCTCCAAACCCTTATTAGATGAAGTCATCAAGGCGTTATCCATGATGCCTGTTAGAGATACACCCAATAGACGCTCCTCGTCTGTGTTACGTTGCCATACTTTACGAAGGTACGGGAACTTTGTGTAGGTAGACTGAATAGTACCAAGAATAGTAGCTAACCTAACTTTATCTGATAGGTCATCTAAGGTATCCGTAGCTCGTACTACCACCTCCGTCAGATTACAGAATTGATAAGGACGTAGTATAATCTCACTACAAGGGTTAGTACCGAACTCATGGTTAGGATCACGTCTACCGTTCTTAGCAGCTTGGTTCTTTGCAGCTTGACGATTGAAGACTCCACGCTCTCCTGACTTGCTCTCTACGAGTGCAGTCCATTCACGCATGAATGTATCCATATCTGGACGCTCAGTATAGCAGACACTGTTGTTAGATAACGCCCGTTGAGCATCGTTTTCCCACCATTGACCAGACTTAGCGTGACGCATACGATCATCTGATAGATTAGACAATGAGATCATAGCTGATCTACGAACACCACCTACGACTACCACCTCACCGATCTTACACATAATGTCATGGCATTCGATAGAAGCTAACCTACGTCCCACAGCTTTATGGAAGATGTCAATGGTGAAGTTGAATAGGTCAACTAAAGGCGCTGGGCCTGATGCCCTACCACCAAAGGTCTTTAACTTAGCCCCTGCTGGTCGCACAAGTCCAATGTCCCATTGAGGAATCTCACCAGCCCATAGCAAGCTGAGTAACTGACGATAAGCCTTAGCCCAACCCTCCTTGCTATCCTTGACAACAATAGTAGTCTCACTCTTGAATAACTGATCTGGGACTTCAGGTAGCTTAGAGACGAACTGACGCTCTACACTGAAGCCTACTCCTGTGCCACACAGCAAGATGAACATAGCCTCATCGAATGATTTAGGATCATCTACAGGTAAGTATGAGCAGTTATACATACAGGTGTTGTCACGGTTAGCCGCTAGACCTGCTGTCATCATGGCTCTCATAGAAGGTGTAATGCTTAAGTTAAAGAGAGCCTCACGTATAGCCTTGTAGACTTTACCTTCACTTATATGAGGGACTACCACGTTATCAAGATAGCGGTCTACAGTCTCTCCAAAGTTCTCTCTACGGCCCTCATCAGGCAACCAACGTGCGTAACGGCTGGTGTGAATAAAGGATGCATAATCTGTTGGTAATTGATTGCTCATTGTTTTCCTCGTCCCTTCATTGTTTTATCTTCGTCTAACCAGATCATTCTGTTGATGTCACATCGACTGATGCCAATATCGTTCAGCTCAGCATCTGACATCTGGTTAAGTATCTTAACTGTACGCCTATGCTCTGCCCTTGTCACTAAGTAATTAGTTATACGCCAAATGTATTTACAAACTCTACTCATTATCGGTTATCTCCACTCCCGTTTAACTTACCACGCTTCTCGCGGTCATTAAGTTTATCAACATTCATCTGCAAACAAGCACCTAACCCTATGTCCATGAAGTTAGCAATGGCTTGAATGTAGAAGAGACAGTCGCCTAGTTCTTTCATCATATCTTCGACAGTTATCTTGGTGTCATCTCTTATCATCTTCTTTAGTTTCTCAGCGACTTCACCAGACTCACCTACGAGACCTAATACGTTCTCCATTAAACGTATGTCACCAGTGGTCATTATCTTACCCTCTACGAATTTAGAGTAATCTTCCAAACTTGTTATTTCTTTAATCATATTTCTGATACCTCTATTTTAAGTAATTTACTGTTGTCCATGTCCCAAAGAGCGTTGCGTATCATATCATCTACAACTGCTATACGTTCTGAAGGATCGCAATTCCAATAGAACGTAGACTCATCTACACTTATATTTAATACTAACTCAAACTCCATCTCCATACTCCTTCCGAAGTGTATCTAACCCTACGAACTCTGGCTCGTAGTAACCATCTTCAATCTGCCGCTTAACTACAACGCCCTTCCACCAATCCATATTAGCTTGTCCAGCCCATGTCTCCTTAGCTCCTTTATAACACCCTGCGACCAAGCCGATAGCACCCCGTGTACCCACACCATCCTTAAAGTACATATCACGCTTGTGGGAGTGACCAACAGTACAAGACCTATAACGGTTCTGAATAAGACCGTAAGCATGATGAGTACCGCTAATGGCACGACCAAAGTTACCAGCACCAACGAAATGAGCGTAGTCCACACCATCGTAATTATGTATCCTAGGAGCACCATACTCGTACTGATGGTACTCGTCAAACCACTTTTCAGTGTTGAGATGATTAAAGCTAATTCCATATTTAGTACCCTCCAATCTTGGATCATGTTCTAGAGCAGTTGTTATCCGATGCTCATGGTTGCCCTCAAAGCCGTACCATTTAGGCTTCTTACGTTTGTGAAGTCTAAAGTAATGGCGTAAGCGTTCTTGACTATCGTTGTAAGTATCTATGTCAGCTTCGTAGGACTGACTGACTATTGACTCTGGCTTACGTGTGTCGTAGCTATTAAGTGACTTCATATCGGCACCGTCACCTAAATCAATGACATAATTAGGTTTGATGTCGTATAAGAACTTACCTAGCCAATTAAACCTATCATTGCTTGCATCTGGACTTGCATGAGCGCAAGTATATATAACTGCTACCTTACCCATTTTCATTACCTTTCTCGTCTATCCACTCTTGAGGAATCGACTTGTTTGCATACTGAAAGCCATATCTGTCACACCAATCTCCGTAGTTGCTCTTGGCGTTCTTGTATAACTTAGCCCTAGAGTTACTGAATACAAAACGTATATCGAGCAATGGATGCTGTACTTGCACCTCTCTGTGTTTACGTCTATCATCAGAAGTAAACCTACCCTTAGACTCAATGATGATACCATTAGGTAGGTAAAAGTCAGGTGTGTAGGTTCTGAGTTTAGAGTCTAACCACTCTATTTTCAACTTCTCATAAGTGAAGTCAATACCTTTCTCTGTTAACTCTTTAGAGATGTCTTCCTCTAAACCAGACCTATAGCCAGCTTGAATAGCCCTCTTTCTTTTAGAATACTTACTTAGATCAATAACGGTCATGTAAAGTCTTTAACCTCCTCCACTTTAGGCTCAGTGACTACCTTGGTGAGATAGACAGGGCCGTGACTGTATGGGTACATTTTCAAGTCAGGCCAACATGCCTTCTTGAACTCGCAGTAAGAACACTCCATCTTTAGTTTCCTATTAGGAGAAGTCTTACTCATCGGCTCATCCTCAAAGCCTCTTGTAGGTGGTACTGGATCACTAACCATTGTCTTTATGCGATCAATCTCAGCTTCTTTGTTCGCCATCTCATCAGTGAAGTCGTACATATCCAAGCAGATGTGTCCGTTTACTTTATCTACAACTAGGAAAGCACCGTAGTTCTTATTAGTAACTAGAGGGTCATCTTTAGCTGCGTAAACATATGAAGATAGCTGAGATATGTAACCAAATGGATCTTGCTCACGTAGATCACCTTCTTTAAACTTCTTGAAGCTATAAGGTGATGCTGACTTTACGTCAACAGTCATACCGTCGATAACTGCATCTCTGCTACCCTTGATGCCATGAGCATCCATGCGGTCCTGTTGTCCTACAACTGAGTGACCAGCTTGCTTAGCTAGGCATAGAACTAACTCTTCGATCATGTCTCCGTAGCTGAATTTAAGCAAAGCATTAGCCTTTAGAGGTGCGGCCAAATCAGTCTGGTTTATCTTGTACCACAGCTTACGATCACAAGGTGTACCAAGAGAACTCATTGATAGATAACCTCTTGGCTCCTGTGGTTTACCAAACCTAGACTTATAGATAGACGCTATGTCAGAACCCATCTGCTCTCCAAGAGCGTCATCCCAGCCGTTAAGACCTAAGATGACATTCTCAATGTCAGCAACTAATGTCGTTATATCTTTCATCTGCATCCTTTCTGAAGATAGGTTAAGAAGGGGGCCAAGCCCCCTCCCGTTAAGCTAACATTAATCTAGCTATTTAAAAAGGAATCTCATCTAACTCTTTCTCTAGATTAGCAGATACGTAGCCATCCTCTTTAGTATAGTCCTTGACTGATATGGACGGTGATCCTCCATCACCTCCTTCAAACTTAACAGCTTTCACAACTTGAACAGCCTTTAGTCTACAGCCTTTGCCCATCTTAGTGTCGTAGACTTCAACGAACACGATACCAGTTGAACCATTACCGATAGACCATC